CGTTCGTGTTTCAACTAAAGAGCAGGTTCGTAGCGGCGTGTCTATTGATGTTCAGCAACAGCAGATCTCTGAGTTCGTCAAAGAAAAGTACAACCGAGAGGTTACAGATTTTTTTGTTGACGACGGTGTGTCTGGCACGATGCCAATACTTGAAAGAGGAGGATCCCGTGGTCTGACTGACGTCATCGATCAGAACGACATTGTTATTTGCACTCGATTGGATCGTTTGTCTCGCTCAAGCGCAGACCTTTTAGCTATAATACCAGTTTTGCAGGACATTGGGATTACGCTGTTTTTTTGCGAGCAGTTTGGTGAGGTTCCGATTGTTTATCCCAAGCCAGAAGGCCAGAAAGGTCTGCGAAGCAAATTCGATATGAACGAGATGGCTAATCAAATTATGCTGATGGTTTTATCTGCCGTGGCTGAGATCGAGCACTCTACAATCAAGGACAGATTTGGCGATGGCAAGGTAGATTGGGCGTCACGCGGATACTTTATTGGCGGTAGCGCACCGTTTGGATATCGAAAAGAAAAGGAGAAGCACGGCAACAAGACCCGCACTAGGCTTGTTGAGATACCCGAAGAGCAAGAGGTGCTATCTACTATTTACAGCTTGAGAGATAGGGGTCTGGGCGCCAAAAGGATTGCCCGAGAAGTCTCCTCTTTGCACGAATGCGCGAAGGACATAAGTTACTCTAAGGTTCGCAGAATCTTGGACAGAAAATTTCAAGGTTTGCAAGAGGTCGCGTAGGTGTATAATGGCTTTACATTTGAAAGCAGTGGGCGAAGTTTCACGTAAAATAAATCGTTCGCTAGACGAATTAAGATATTTGCTAGAGAATCCAGATATGCCTTGCTCTGCGAAAAAAAGTTTAATTAAAATTCAATCGGATCTAAGATCAGCAAAAGCTGACTTAGGCGGTTAAGCGTGTCTGACTTAACAGGCTGGGGACGACAAAGCTGGGGCTCTGGCGGCTGGAATGCCGCAGGCACAGTGGACATCACAGCACCCGCTGGAATGACAATTGGTGTGGGCGCCGCAGAGCCTGACACTCAGATGATTAGCGGCTGGGGTCGAGAGGCATGGGGCGATGGCCCTTGGGGCACAACAATACCCATCAATTTAACCTCTGCTGGCGCCATGACGTCTGGCGTTGGTGCCCTTACCGTAGATCCCGGTAGTAAATACTACCCAGCAGGAGTTGGCTTTACAGCAAGCGTTGGCTCCGTTACAGTGTTAGAAAATGAGGTTGTAGAGGTGCCAACGGGCGTTTCTGCAACTTTCTCTATTGGATCTGTGACGATTACAGCGGATGCAAACATATATCCAGTGGGCGTTACTATGACAGCCGACACAATGGTCAAAATGCCTGTTTGGGGATTAATAGACACCGCACAGGTGCCCAGCTACAGCGTGGTTGATAGATAACAGAGGACACATAGAATGGCAACATACGTTAATAATTTGCGACTTACAGAGCTCGCTACTGGAGAGGGTTCTGGTAGCTGGGGCACAACAACTAACAGTAATTTAGAGTTTATCGGTGAAGCTTTAGGGTTCGGTACTCAAAATTGTTTTGCTTCGGACGCAAACGCAACCACTACAGTTGCGGACGGCGCGAGTGACCCAGCGAGATCTTTTTACTTTAAAGTGACATCTGGGGCCACGCTAAGCACCACAAGGGTTTTGACAATTGCTCCCAACACCCTTAATCGAGTAATGTTTATTGAGAACGCCACCACTGGCTCTCAGACTATTACGATTAAGCAGGGATCTGGAGCCACAGTCAACATAGCTAGTGGCGCTTTGAAAGCGGTGTATCTTGATGGCGCGGGCTCTGGCGCCGCAGTCGCGGATGCTCTAGTAGATTTAGATTTGACTGGCACAACTACAATGGCGGCGCTTAACACCTCTGGCGCAATCACTTCTAGCGGTGTAATTACAGGCACAACTGTAGAGGCCACGGCAACCACATCCGCTGGTGATAACGCGGCTATTGGCTATACAAGCGCCAACGGCCTGATGATTACTGGGCAAGGATCAACTAACGACGTCACCATTCAGAACGACGCGGCGGCAGACGTCATTGAGATACCGACAGGCACAGTCAAGGCTGTAATAGCGGGTCTTGTAGAGATATCTGCTGGCGACATAGCAATCAAGAATGGCGGAACCCAATCAACAATAAAGTTTTATTGCGAGCAGAGCAATGCGCACTACGCACAAATTCAGGCTCCCGCTCACTCTGCGTTCTCAGGTAACGTAACCCTTACCCTTCCAGCATCTACGGATACTCTGGCGGGTATTGCGGCAACACAGACGCTTACTAACAAAACTCTTACGACCCCCATTTTAAACTCCCCAGACATCACTGGCGGTACTGCGGCGGGAGACGATGCCGCTCTTGGTTACACCTCTGCGCTAGGTTTGGTGTTGACTGGGCAGGGATCATCGAACGACGTAACAATAAAGAACGATGCCGATGCGGCTGTCCTTACCGTACCAACTGGAACCACCAACGTATCTGTTGTTGGTGACTTAGCGGTTGGCGGGTCAATCACTGACTCAGGCGCGGCAGTTAAAGTTGCAGGGCTTGAGACTATCTATGTTCCTGCGGCGGCAATGTATCCCAATACAACAGCGGGTTGTGCAGACTTAGAGCAAGTCGAATTGTCTAACGGCCCAGAAATAAAGTGTTTAGACTTTGACGCGAGTTCCGATGAAAATGCACAGTTTACGGTAGCTTTTCCTAAATCATGGAATGAAGGCACTGTTACTTTTCAAGCATTTTGGACGGTGACAGGAACAAACACGGGTACAGTGGCATGGGGCTTGTCAGGTCGAAGCTTTGCTGATAATGCAAGCATTAACACCGCATTTGGAACCAACGTAGTAGCTACCGCAAAAGCTTTTAGCGGGACATCAAATGACATGACGGTATCAGCAGTAAGTGGTGCAGTAACCATTGCTGGGGCCGCTGTAGATACGCAGACCTACTTTCAGATCATGCGCGATGTATCGGCAGACAATCAGTCAGGTGATGCTCGCCTCTTAGGCATTAAGCTGTTCTTTACCACTGACGCGGCGAATGACGCATAAGGAGTAACTGATGACTGGTTTTGGTTATAACGTAAACGGCTTTGGCGTTGTTGGCGGCGGCCCCGCACTTTTACTTACTTACCACGTTGTTGCTGGTGGTGGAGCCGGTGGGTTTGCAAACGCTGGCGGCGGTGGAGCCGGTGGGTATTTAAGTGCAGAAATAGAATTAGAAAAATCTACTAATTATACCGTTACTATCGGTGCTGGAGGGCCAGCAGGAGGAAATGGATCAAATTCTGTTTTCCATAATTTAACGTCAATTGGCGGCGGTAAAGGTGGTGACTATAATGATGCTACCGCTAATACTGGCGGCTCTGGCGGCGGTGGAGGTTATGCAAATGCAACCAATTTCGGGGCTGGAACTTCAGGGCAAGGAAATGCTGGCGGCGGTGGCGGTGGTGGCGCACCTTCTTACGGCGGCGGTGGCGGTGGTGGCGCATCTGCGGTCGGGCAAAACTCTACTTCTAGTAAAGGGGGTAACGGTGGCGCAGGAATTACAATATCAGCAACAGGTTCAGATATAGAAGTTGCTGGTGGCGGTGGTGGTGGTGAAGAGGGAGCAAGCCCCGGGCGAGGCTTAGGAGTTTTTGGTGGGGGATTAGGGGGTGGAAATAGTACTACAGCCATAGCAGGAACTGTAAATACTGGCGGCGGCGGCGGTGGTGGCGGGCAGAACGGTAATACTCCCGCGATGTTCGGTAGAGCAGGTGGTTCTGGGACTATTTTTCTTGTTTATCCCTCTTCTTTTAGTGCATCTGTTAGTTCGGGCGTAACAATTAGCACAAGTACCGTAGGTTCTAACAAAGTGTCTCGTATAACAGCAGCAGGTAGTTCAGACACTATTTCGTTTGCATAGGAAAAATTTATGGCACATTACGCAATGTTAGACGGCAACAATATAGTCACTCAGGTAATTGTCGGCAAAGAAGATAACGAAAGAAACTGGGAAGATTATTACGGCGGCAAACAAACATCATATAACACTTATGGCGGCGTACATTCTGGCGGCAAAACTCCATTGCGTAAAAACTATGCAGGAATTGGTTATACATATGATGCTGATCGTGATGCTTTTTATGCTCCACAACCATACTCAAGCTGGACACTTAACGAAGACTCTTGCATCTGGGAACCTCCAACGCCTTATCCAACTGACGGTAACGCATACACTTGGGATGAAGAGACAACGTCTTGGGTAGAAGTATAATGTCAGGCGTTGTTCACCCAATTAAAAAAGAAGACGCACCCAACGCAATTGAAACATTTCAATTGTTCCCCACTCATGTTTCTGCAATTAAAAATAATAATAAAGAAACTAAAAAGGAGTTGGCATTTTTAACTGGCGGGAAGTATAGAGCCAACACTGGTAATCAAACATCTGAGGATACCTATATTTTAAATAATGCCGAGGTAAGTGGTCTAAGGCATTGGGTTGAAAAAGCAGTGGGAAATTATTTTGCAGATACATACAGACCAAAGAATGAGGTAAGTTTAAGGATTACTCAATCATGGGTAAACAAAACGACCGCAGAAGGATTTCACCATAAACACTCGCACCCTAACAGTTTGGTTTCGGGGGTTTATTATTTTCAAGGTAATGAGGATGATAAGATTTTTTTTGAACGGGGTGGTTCATATAAAATAACAATTCCAACAAAAGATCATACGCCTTTTAACTCTGAATCTTGGTGGTTGCCCGCTAGACAAGGTACTTTAATTTTATTTCCGTCAGATTTAGTGCATTGGGTAAATCCCGTCAAAGGCAAAACAAGGTATAGCTTGTCCTTTAATACTTTTCCAATCGGAATCTTAGGGGACAATCAGGCATTAACTGAGCTTAAACTGTAGGTGTAGTCAATGGAAATTAAACTATCGAATGTGTTGAGCCTTGTACCAATCATTGTGGTGGCTACGGGTGCTATCTTCTCATACGCCAGCCTAGATGCTATGGCAGAAGATAACGCTGAAGACATCGAAGATGTGAGCGAGCAGGTCGAGAAGATTGAAGAGGAGGTTGATGAGCTTCAGCAACAGATGACTCGCAGTGAGATACAGCTAGATAACGCTGTTCAGGACTTGTCCGAAGTGCGATCAGACACCAAGGCCATCCTCAACCTTCTCCAACGTCAGCCAACTAAATAAAGTGAATGGGCGACTTAATTATCGTCTTCGCGCTGATAGTCCAACTTTCGCCCGACGCGGAAGAGCAGACAGCGAGTCACTGGATTAACCAACGGCATTGCCTGAACGATGCGCGGGTACTAGCGCGTAGAGAAGACAACTTTAAGCCCGTCATTGCGTTCTGCAAGCCCGTATTTGTTGACCCACTAAGCACCAAGGTAAATGGTTGGATAAACCCAGAATCAGCGGAGAGAAGATAAGTGGCAACCGTTAAAGAAGCTATCCTTAGACTTGAGGCGCATGAGAAAGAGTGTAGCCTTCGGTACGAGAATATCGAAAAACGTCTTGAGTCTGGGGCCAAAAGGTTTGATCGGCTAGAAGTTATGCTGTGGAGTATGTACCCGTTTATCTTGAGCGTCATAGCCTTATTCAAGTGGATGCCCCAGTGAAGAAGTTACCGGCTATAGATGCTTTTACGTGGATTATGATTTGCCTATTGCTGTTTGCCTTCGCTATAAAGTTGTGGCTTGTATGACACCTAAGAAGCTAGAGCCATCCAGCAAGTACGCAAAGTACGATTTAGACGGCGACGGCACGGTTACTGACGAAGAGCTTGAGCGGCATCAACAGCTAGTAGAGCTTGAACTGCGAGAGGAGAAAGCTGACAGCCAGAAGCAAATGGCGTGGGTAGCGATGGCAAGTATGGTACTGTTTTCAGTGTTTCTTATGTTGCCCATCATGCCAGACAGCAGGGTTAACGCCCTGAGCGACTTGTTAGGTCTGTTTTATATTGCCCAAGCTAGTGTCTGTGGTGCGTATTTCGGAGCCACGGCCTATATGAGCAGGAAGTGATTTATGTTGGCAGAGGTGCAAGCCGCCAATGCCGCGTTTAATACGATTAAGTCTGCTTTAAAAAATGGGCGAGAGTTGTATGATGTTAGCGATAGTTGTGCCACTTATTTTAACTCAAAGTCGATCATATCGAGGCGGGCAAACAAGAAGCGTAAGGGTAGTTATCTTGAAAACTTTATGCAACTTGAGCGTTTAAAAAAACAAGAAGAGTGGATACGCGAGTGGATGATTTATGCAGGTAGGCCGGGCCTTTACGATGATTGGCTAAAATTCCAAAGCGAATGCAAACGCATGAGAGCGGCTGAAGAAAGACGGCGTAGAGATGAAGCTAATAGCATTGAGGTTTTAGCGGAGAAGTGGCTGAAATGGATGGGCGCTGGCATCACAAGCGTAGGCTCCATAGTGGTAACTGTCATGGAAGTCCTCAACACCTAAAAAATAATCATAAAAGTGCTAAACTCTGCGTAATTGTGTACACTGGCGAAAAGGAGTGCTTTCATGTTACAGGCATTGATTGGCCCCGTCGCGGGTTTGCTCGACAAATTCATAGAAGACAAAGACACAAAAAACGCTCTTGCTCATCAAATCAGCACCATGGCGGAAGTCCATGCGCAAGAATTAGCCAAGGGACAGTTAGAGGTCAATAAAGTCGAAGCGGCCTCGAAATCCATGTTCGTCGCTGGATGGCGCCCAGCCGTGGGATGGGTGACTGTAATCGGCATGGCCTCAAATTACATCTTAATACCAATGGGCAACTTTGCTCTAGCCATTGCAGGTAGCGATATAACCATCCCATTGCTTCAGATGTCTGAAATGATGCCTGTGCTATTAGGTATGCTTGGACTGGGCGGCATGAGAACTGTAGAAAAAATACAGAAAGTGAGCCGAGAAAAATGATTATACCTTTTCCGGTGATGTCGCCAGAGCAAAAGCAACAAGAGCGGGCGGCAAAACAAAAAATTGAGATAGAGGCTCAAAAAGCAGTAATTGAAAAGCAGAAATTGCGGTTTGAGGAGTTGGAAAAGTCTAAATGAAAACTAGTGCAGAGGGCATAGCTCTCATTAAAAAATTTGAAGGTTGTAAATTAGATGCTTATCAGTGTTCTGCTGGCGTGTGGACAATTGGTTTTGGAACAACTAAGGGAGTTAAGGAGAGAGACGTCTGTACAATGGACGAGGCTGAAGCTTCGCTTGCGCACGACTTATTTCAATTTGAGCAATCAATACTCAAGATGGTTGATGTTCCTCTCAAGCAAAACGAGTTTGATGCGCTCATTTCTTGGATATACAATTTGGGTGCAACTAACTTTTCTGAATCTACTTTGCTTCGTCGTATTAATGACAATAATGACAGCAGTCGTGCTGATATACCTTATCAGATAAGGCGCTGGAACAGGGCTGGAGGCAAGGTGTTAGACGGGTTAGTTAGACGCAGAGAAGCGGAAGCTTTGTTGTGGCAGGGAAAAGAGTGGACAAATGTCTAAAGAACTGGCCTTTAAAGACTTTGATGTCTTGTCAGAGCAAGAGCAAATTGAAGCAAAATCTTTGCTTAACCGTTACAAAAGCCTCGAAAAACAAGAAGAGTGCCAAGGCGACTTCATAAAATTCGTCAAGCATATGTGGCCTGAGTTTGTTGAGGGGCGGCACCACAAAATTATTGGCGAAAAATTTAATCGTATAGCCCAAGGCAAGCTCAAAAGATTAATAGTATGCCTCCCGCCCAGACACTCCAAATCTGAATTTGCATCTACATTCTTCCCAGCGTGGATGATGGGATTGCGCGGCAACTTAAAAATCATTCAAACAACGCACACCGCTGAGCTTGCTGTGCGTTTTGGCCGTAAGGTGAGAAACATAATTGATGGCGAAGACTATCAAGGCATTTTTCCAGAGCTAAAGCTCCAAGCCGACAACAAAAGCGCTGGGCGATGGACAACTAATCAAGAAGGCGAAAGCTTTTATGCGGGCGTAGGTGGCGCCATCACAGGTCGCGGCGCCGACCTTTTGATTATTGATGACCCACATTCTGAGCAAGACGCCATGTCTCCGAGCGCTATGGATGCCGCTTACGAGTGGTATACGTCAGGGCCACGGCAGAGATTACAGCCCGGCGGGATCATCATAATTGTAATGACCCGATGGAGCACCAAAGATCTTGTTGGAAAGGTTCTAAAGCGTCAGGGCGAAGACCACGCAGATCAATGGGATGTTGTGGAGTTTCCTGCGATTATGCCAGAAACTGACGAGCCACTATGGCCCCAGTTTTGGAAAAAAGAAGAATTATTGTCGGTCAAGGCTTCTTTGCCACTTTCAAAGTGGAATGCGCAGTGGATGCAAAACCCCACCGCCGCGTCAGGCGCCATTGTAAAAAGAGAGTGGTGGAACATATACGAATCAGAAATTGTGCCAGCATACTCTTATATCATTCAAAGTTACGATACCGCTTTTAGTAAAAAAGAGACGGCAGATTATTCCGCCATTACAACTTGGGCGGTTTTCGAGCCAGAAGCAGAAGCGGGAGATCAGATAATACTTCTCGACGCCAAGCGTGTGAGGCTGGACTTTCCAGAATTAAAGAAATTAGCGTATGATGAGTACAAGTATTGGGAGCCTGATTGCATATTGATTGAAGCAAAAGCCTCTGGCACCCCATTAACTCAAGAGTTAAGACGAATGGGCATTCCTGTTACGGCTTATACGCCCAGCCGAGGGCAGGACAAAATAGCTAGAATGAACAGCGTGGCGCCAATCTTTGAAAGCGGCATGGTATGGGCCCCAGACGAAGGATTTGCCGAGGAAGTAATCGACGAGATGGCAAGCTTTCCATTTGCCGAGCATGACGATTATACTGACAGCGCTACCATGGCGTTGATGCGATTCCGCCAAGGCGGATTTTTAAATTTAGATAGCGATTATCTTGACGAAGTTAAATTGCTACCACAAAACAGAACGGTGTATTACTGATGGTTATTGAGCGAAGAGATCTAGGCACGCCAGAGGTTCCTGATATTGGAAATTCAGTTGAAATCTTTCAGGAGCCAGACCGATCTGAAATGATTAGAAACGCGGCCCAAATCCTAGTCACCGAGCAAGACATCCTCGTTGACGAAGAAATGAACGCAATGGATGAAGTTATTCAGACCGACTTCAACGCAAACTTGGTGGACTTCTTAGACTCTTCTGAGCTCTCTGGCTTAGCGGGCGATGTTTTGTCGTCAATTCAAGCCGACATAGAATCTCGCTCAGAGTGGGAAAAGACCTACACGGACGGCCTAAAATATCTTGGCATGAAGTTTGATGAAACTCGAAGCACCCCGTTTCAGGGTAGCTCGGGCGTAATTCATCCCATCTTGGCGGAGGCAGTAACTCAGTTTCAAGCGCAGGCATACAAGGAGCTTCTCCCAGCGAAGGGGCCAGTAAAGACTGAGATCGTAGGAACGCGAAACTCTGATGTCGAGATGCAGGCGGAGCGCGTTCAAGAGTTTATGAATTTTTACATTATGAACATCATGGAAGAGTACGACCCAGAGCTAGATATGCTGTTGTTCTACCTTCCTTTGGCTGGATCCGCGTTCAAAAAAGTCTATTACGATACGGTTAGAGATCGAGCCCTTTCAAAGTTTATTGCCCCAGAAAACTTGGTTGTGCCTTATGAGGCGACAGACTTGTCCTCGGCGGAGAGGGTTACTCACGTTTTAAAGATGAGCCAAAACGAAATTAAGAAACAACAGCTTTCTGGATTTTATGCTGACATTGAACTGTCAGGCGGCGGCACATCCTTTACCGAAAGCGACATTAAAAAAGAAATTAACGAAATCGAAGGAATGTCGCCCAGTTATCAAGAAGATCGAGACAACACGGTTTTTGAGACGCACACGGTTCTTGACTTGCCCGGTTTTGAAGACCTTGGCGAAGATGGCGAGCCCACTGGATTAAAGCTCCCTTACATCGTTACCATTGATGAGGATTCTCAACAGATTCTATCAATTAGAAGAAATTATCTCGAAGGAGATATAAAGAAAAATAAGATTAATTTCTTTGTGCAATATAAGTTTTTACCGGGCCTTGGCTTCTACGGCCTTGGTCTAAGCCACATGATTGGCGGAATATCTAAGTCAGCAACCAGCATACTGCGACAGCTTATTGACGCGGGAACCTTGGCAAACCTTCCTGCTGGATTTAAGGCGCGAGGAATGCGCATTCGAGACGAGGATGAGCCGCTCCAGCCCGGTGAATTCAGAGACATCGACACTACTGGCGCGTCTCTTCGAGAGAATTTAATCCCGCTCCCAATTAAAGAGCCGTCAAATGTCCTAGTACAAATGCTGGGGCTGTTGGTTGACAGCGGCAAACGCTTTGCAAGTATTGGCGATATGAACATTGGCGACGCGGCGCAAAATATGCCAGTCGGCACTACCGTGGCTCTTTTGGAGCGCGGCACAAAGGTAATGAGCGCAATCCATAAGCGCCTGCACTATTCACAGCGCCTTGAGTTTAAGTTGTTGGCAAAAGTGTTTGGAGAATATTTGCCGCCGTCTTACCCATACAACACAGGCAGTGGCGCACAAGAGATTAAAGGTCAAGACTTTGACGGCAGAGTTGACGTCATACCCGTCAGCGATCCAAATATATTCTCGCAGTCGCAGAGAATTACTATGGCGCAAGAGTTGTTGACGATGGTTCAGTCTAACCCTCAAATACATGGGCCAGAAGGAATTTATGAGGCTTATCGGCGTATGTATGCGGCGCTTGGAGTTGACGATGTTGACTCTCTAATACAGCCGCCGCCACCACCTCCGCCACCACCAATGCCAATTGACGCGGGAATTGAAAACTCTGGGTTTATGATGGGCAGTCAAGCGCAGGCGTTTGAAGGGCAAAATCATCAAGCCCACATTGACGCGCACAGATCTTTGTTTTTAACAGAGGTGGTTAAGACTACGCCACCGCTACAGAGTGTAATCATTGCGCACATGATGCAACATTTGCAGTTTTTATCTGTTGAGCTCTCTGCCGAGCAAATGCCTCCAGAGGTAACTCAGCAAATAGAGCAGGCAAATCAAATGATGCAGGCTCAGCAAATACCCCAAGAGCAAATTCCGCAGATGCAGGCGGACATTCAAATGATGAAAGAGCGATTTAGCTCTCCGATTCTGGCGCAGTTAACTCAAGAGTTGATGGCAAGTATTGGGCAAGGCGATGAAAACGATCCTTTGGTTCAAATTAGAGAGCAAGAGCTTGCTCTCAGAGACAAAGAAATCGATCAAGATTCCCAACAGTTTTCTGAAAAGCAAGCGGCTAAGCAGAGCGAAAAACTTCTGGAAGCCGAAATTGCCAAGCAAAGAATTGGAGTTCAAAAGCAAGTGGCTGATGACAAGTTAGACTTGGGTCTTCAGCGTCTTGAACAACAAAACAACTTGAAGCTTATGGAAATGGGCGCAAAATTTGGAGGCAGACAATGACAACTGACTATATATTGCAACAACAAGAAGACCTTCGGAAGATGAAAAAACTAGAGCGGCAGGCTGAAAGATTAAAAGCCGCTTGGAACGCCAAAGAAGCTCTGGATGAAGAGAACGCTTCAAAAGCACGAATTGCGGCAAAAGAAGCTAGGATGCGAGGCGAGAAACCTGTTGCAATTAAAGCACCAGAAAAACCAGTGATTGAGTCCGCCGTTGCTCCAACAGTGGGAATTGTTGTTGAGCAAAAAACACCCAAGGCAAAGGTTACCGCTAAAAAGAAATCAGCGCCAAAAAAGAAACCCACTAGGAGTAAAAAATAATGCCATTAGCAAAAGGTAAGAAATCAATCAGCAAAAACATAAAGACTCTTCGTGACGAAGGCAAGCCCCAAGCTCAGGCTGTTGCAATTGCAATGAAGACTGCCAAAGGAATGAAGATGGGTGGCGAGGTTAAGCGCACGAAGACTAGGGGAACAGGCGCCGCGACTAAGGGTCTTTTCTATTACGAGAGAACGTAATGGATGACTTAGGTCTTTCTTCGGCCCTCAAAAAGACAATTCGTGAAAGGCGGGAATCGATTCAGAACT